CATACTAAATTCAGCAGATGAGCAGGGATAATCTTCTTCATCCATACTATGATCTCCACCCCAAATTAACTCTGTTTTACAATGCCAGCAGTTCATATTTGTGATTCACCCATTGTTGGTGGTATTGGTAAAGATGGGCCAGTTAGATCAGGTAATCCTTTCTCTAATACTTTTGGCATCATGCTTTGAACATTACCAAGAATTTCATTCATAACTCTTGATTTAAACTGTTCTGAAGTTACATACTTGTAACCTATTACTCCTGTGGCAGTCATGGAAGCTACCATTAAAAATGAGATGATACTCAGACAATTTGCTATCTTTTGAAACATGATTAGAGAAATCCTCCTAAAAGCTAGTGTGCCAATTACTTTGATGACTTTGGCTTTGATTCTTGGGTTAGCTCCACTGTACCTGTTGGCTGGGATTCTTGCTCGATCTTCCTCAACAGTGACTCCTTCGCCTGTACACCGCCCTCAAGTATCAAAATAGTTTGACTTGCCTCTTCTAATACTCTTCTTGCTTGTGCTTGTTTTTGTTTTTGTTTAGCAAGTTCTTCTCTCCACTCAATTAGTTGTTTTTCAATTATTGTTTTCATTAGATTACAGGATCTACAGGGTATTGTGTCATATTCATTTTTTCAAAATCTCCATTTTCATCATAACTTGCACCATATAACGTAACTAAAGCTGCGGTATCTGCACACGCATCAATCTCTGTTTCTCTAGTATTACAAGCTGTTCTTACTGCATCACGATAAGTTGTAATTGCTGTTGGTATCGCAACATCTTTTTCAGCTTTTCTTACAACGTACCAATCATATCTTGCTAATAAACTACCAGCAATCTTTTTTTCTTGTGCTTTTAATACTGATTTAACACCTAATGTAACCATTTGATTTCCATTTTCATCTAATAATGGATTACCATTTTCATCAACGTCATTAGTATCTGTCAAAGTTTTAGCCGTTCCATCTCCCCAATAAAATCTATTGTCAAAAACTGGATCGTCATCTACTTCTGTAATTCCTAAAGCAGTTTTTTCATCTGCTGTTGAGAGTCTTAACCAATTAGCAGGGTAATTTACATTTCCTACTGAAAAAGGAACATCAACTGCTAATAGATTTCCGTTTAATTTAAAAGCCATAACTATATATTACCTTGCTCTTGCATATTTGAAAGGGTGACTAGCAAATGCTAAAAATATATATGTTGATCCGTTGCCATTATAGCTTGAGTTATCTGATCTTAATTTAAAACCGTTTGACAAAAAATCTACGTTTAAAGATGCAGATGATGTTTCAGCACCACTACTATTTGCATATAAAGAAAGATCATTACCAAATTGTGTATTAATATCTCTTTCTATATCATTTATTCCCCAGTTACCAGAGCCACTCTTCTTTTTTATCATTATCCAAGCAGGAGCAAACCCACAAAATACAAATGCTCCGTTGTTATTTCCATTACCTTTGAAACTTCCAACCAAACTATAACCTTTGACACTACTGAATACATAAGCGATATACTTTTTGTTATTAGCATTTCTCGCAGAAGAACTATTAGCAACGCTAAAAGTAGTGCTTGTAAAAGTAGTTAGACTATTTCCTTGATCTTGTTCTGTTAAATTAAGACTACCCCTAAAAGTTAAAGGTACGTTAACAGATACATTCCATTGTGCCTCAACATTAACTCCACCTTGATCTCTGTTTTTGTATATTACTGCTTGTGGTGCAACTCCAAGACCATGCCCTATAGTTTGGTTACTGCCACCATTACCTGTATAAGAAACTATAGAAAAACCTGCTGTAGTATTAGCTCTTACTTGTGAAGAGATACTACCATCAGTATTACTTACTGTAGAGTCTCCAGCTTTCCAGCACCAAGCGACATGATTATTACCATTTGCATTTATACCACCACCAGAGGTTAAACTGAATCCTCCTGTGACTCCAAATTGTAAATATCCTGTAGCTTCTGCATCAGATTGACTTGCAAATATTCTTAAATTATCTCCACGAACTGTATCGTATAAATCATGATGATAACCAGCAGCTTGCCTATTTTTTGCCCAAACCCAATCAGGATCAAATTCTAATCCTGTAATATTTTGACTACCATTATTTCCTGTATAAAGTAAAGTATCAAAAAATTTAGTAGATTTAGGTATTACTGGATCAGGTAAACTTTGACTATTTAATAAATCTGTAAAGCTTGATGGTTGATGTTGAAATCCTTGTTGACCAAAATTTAATTTAAACTCTGAAAAAATAGGCCCACCGGAATCACAACTCACTATGAATCGATAATCTTGTCCTGTTGGTATGCTTGAAATTATTTCACCAGTACCATTATCAGGATTACCAGAATTATAATATGAGTTACCTTTGTGAACATAAATCTTTCCGTTTACTAAATCTATTGCCATACCAATAACTTGACCATTTGAGGGTCTGCTCCCAATAGTTGTGGTTGACCCTGAGTTAAGAATCATTGGTGTACCAGCACCGCCTCGAAAATCAAATCCGTAAGAACCTGACCCACCAGGTTTAACAGCAACACCATCACTTTTACTTAAAGTTGCTATCGCCCACTTTGCTTGTGAACCGCTACCTTGTTCAAAATACTTGCCCTCTATATAATATTTCTTACCATCTTCAAGTAAAAAAGTTGCGAAATTAGCTCTATCTCCTGAGTTTGGATTATTTGCGTGTAGCAGACCATCAGTAATATCTAAACTTCCTCCCTCTGACCAATATCCTGTCAAAGGGTTTAAAGTACACCAGTTATTAGTAGGAGTATCTAAAACTGAATCATTCTCAACATCATTAGCAGTTACATTAAACCCACTAACACTTGTAAAATTATTACCATTTCCACTAAAATCTGTACCCAAGGCTGAGGTTGATGAATTATCTGAAAAATTTAAGTAGTAACCTTTAGTTCCGTATGATCCAGAGTATTTAACTGGTTTATATTGCCCTGTTACTGCATCAGTTTCTGCAAATGAACTTGGTGTTAATTGCTGTCCATCAATGTAATTGAATTCAGCCATGTAACCATGAAAAAAGGCTTCATTACCAGCAGAGTCATGCTGACAACCTATTCTGTTTTCATTATTTGAACCAACATAAGTTTCAGCATTTTGACTAGGGTAACTGCCATTTAAAGTTTGCTGTACTCCATTAATATAGATTTTGACTCTATTTGATTGACTACTTTGTGTAGTATCCACCGCATAAAGAAAATGATACCAAGCACTAAAATCTCTTAATTTCATATCTGAATCAGTTTGCAGACTCATTTGAGTGCTATTGCTAACCCTACTAAATATTCTTAACTGACCAAAATAAACTTGAAAAATTGTTCTATTAGCATCATTTGTATAAAAATCCCAAAAACTATGTTCAGCCAAAGATGTTCTTTTCATCCAAACAGAGACAGTAAAAGTTCTTCTATTCCCGTCACTACCTCCTTCTCTGTGCATATTTGTACTGTCATCATCATTAAATCTTAAACTTCTATCAATTTCATAATCATCTGCTGCTCCAGATGCCCCTGCTCGAATTGTGTCAAATAAAGCCATTTATTTTACATCTAAAGAAACTGCACAATGCACAGTTGAAGAATCTTTTATAACATAATCTATTCTATCTACTGCGTTGGCTGCTGTCGATAAGGTAGGTGCTGTACCGCCAACAAATTTATAATCTGAATGAAATGAGGCTGTCCTAGAGCCTGTACCATCTTGCACAATAAATATAGAACCGCTAGAGCCAACTGAAAGTGAAAGATTACTTGGATCGCCAAATGTTCTGTTACCGCCAAGAGTTACAGTAAAGTGAGGTGCAACAGAAAAATCAACAGTTATTGTACTTCCATCAGTTAAAGTTGAAACTCCAGCTTGACAATTTTTTATTAACTTGACGCCCGAAGATGTCGTTTCAAACATCTTTGTATTATCGTGATACAATTCTACGGCTCCATTCTTATGAAATATTGCCATATTTTCGTCAGCAGTATGACCTGTAATGCGAACATCATCATTACTTTGAATATAGACTTGACCTGAAGTTCCAGTAATCCTTAAATATCCTGTTGTATTCTCGATAAATGAGTTAGTACCATTAAAATAAAGCTGTAAATCTCCATCAGTACCAAACTTAGCTTTAGCATTATCTTCAAAGGTTATATGATGAGAAGTCGTATCATTTGCATCTGACCTTAAAAAGCTAGTAGGTGCAAAACCATCAACTGTATCTGCATCAAGTCCACTACCAGCACCATCAACAGTTTTTAAGAGTGTAAGTATTTCTGAAGCAGATTGATCAGCAGTAGCCCCAGCTTCAATACCATCTAATTTGTTATGATCTGCGTCTGTAAAATTATTATCTGTTTGTGAGGCAACAGAAAAGTCTAGTGTGCCATCTCCATCTTGATATGTGACAGTAATACCAGATTCAGTATTGCCAGAAACCATACCGCCAACGATGTCTTGGACTTGTTCATTAGTAAGAGTCGCAGTAATAAAACCAGCACCATTTGTAAGCTGATTAGTGTTAGTGACATTAGTAGCACCAGCAGCAATACCATCTAATTTATTTTTAAGGGTAGTTGTAAAATTTTCGTCTGTTTGACTAGCAACTACAAAATCTATTGTGCCATCACCATCTTGGTAAGTTACTGTTATGCCTGTCTCGGTATTGCCAGTAAGCATACCTCCAACAATATCTTGTACTTGCTCATTAGTTAGAGTTGCGGTTATAAACCCTGCTCCATTAGTAAGTTGATTTGTATTCGTTACATTTGTAGCTCCATCAGCTACGTTCAACATGGTACGAAGATTAGCTGGAGTAATTTCTTCGATTATCCCTGCACCACTAGAATCTCTCCCTAAAATTCTATTTGTTGCTGATACGTTTTGTATCTTGGCATAAGTAACTGCATCATCAGCAATTGTAGAAGTTGTTACGTCATTGTCTCCTAGAGTAGTAACTCCAATCTCAGCAACCGAATTATCATCTTTTTTTGTAAATAATTTTGCTGTATCTGTTCTAAGAGCAACTTCCCCAACAACTAAATCACTAGCACTTGGATCACTTCCGCTTGCATTTTTTAATTTTATTGTGACCGCCATTTGTCTAACCTCCTAGTATTTAGTTTGATTTAGTAAGTGCCTCCATTAACATCAAAACCAGAAGTTGCCCCATCTTCCAAGAAAGTGACCAGGTCGGACAATGCAACCTGTTTCATTGTGCCATTATCGTTGCATACAAAGCGATCTGCGGTGGCTAAAGTTGTAGAGGTAGCAGACGTTCCACCATCCATCACGTTCAATTCTGCCGTGGTTGAGGTAATGCCATCAAGCACATTTAACTCTGTCACAGTAGATGTCAAACTTGTAATCTTAGAAACTGGTAAAGTTCCTGTTATAGAACTCGCAGCTAAATCTATTGCTAACTCTGTTGACTCAATTACAAGTCCACCATTAGATTTAAGATCAAGAGATAAAGTATTCCCAGACTTATCTAAACCATCACCGGCTGTAATTTGACCCGCTCCAGAGAATTGTACAAAGGTGAGGTTGTTAGTTCCGACCACCGCTGATCCTTTATTTGTGCTACATACAAAACCATTATCAGCATTTACAGTACCTTGATCTACAAAAACAAAAACTGATGAAGCATCATCACCAGCAGCTAAATCATCTGTTCTAGCCCATGCACTAGCTTTACAAAGATACAGCCCGTTCTCCGAAGCTGTGTTTTGGTTCTTAACAAGTACTCTTTCATCAGCAGAAACCGCAACACCATCAATCGTCTGTGTTCCAGATAGTGTGATGTTTGCTGTAGTTGCTACTTTTACTCCTTCTTTGATATCTAAACCTTGACTAACCCCATCAACATAGCCCTTAGTTGCAAAATGAGCATCGGCTGTGGGCGTAACTCCTGTTACTGGATTTGTTGCGCTTGCTAATTGATCTACTCTATTTGACTGAACACCAGCATCAAAGTCACTAATTTTAGTGTGAGCAAGAGAAGGTATATCTGCCGCAACTAAAGCTCTAAATGCAGGGGCAGCATCAGAGCCTGATGCTGGGCCAGCTAATATAGAATTTGCTGCTCTTGTATCTGTCTTATTGAAAAATGCTCCCGCACCACCAATAGTAATGATTGAACTTGCAGAAGGAGGAGTAGATCCATTATCGCCAAAACCATAATATAATTTTAAATCTGCCTCGTTAAATGCTAATTCAGATGGAGATAAATTAGAGGGCGCACCAGCACTTCCTGACGCTGCTCTCTTCTTAATGCGGATAGTGTTGGACATGATGTTTTAATTTAAGTTTACTAAGGGTTTTTAAAAATTTCCACCATTGACAAGTGTCAAGACTGTATGGGTGGATGTAGCTTCAAATCTAGCATTCGAGCTATTGTATACAGGGATTGAGCCATTGACTTTGTTATCGCCATTAAACTCAAAACCAGCAGCCGCTGGACCCTGAGGTCCAGCCGTGACTATCTCTACAGTTGTAACATCAGAGACTTGTGATACTTCGACTTTGTTCGGAGTACTCATTCTGTATATCCCTCAGATACATTTAGGTTTCCTCTTATATAATAATGCTCATTACCGCTAGGCTCGGTTAATTTAACATCATATTTCAATGTTCCAACAAGAAAATTATTTGTTTGAGTATCAGTAAGAGCAATATCTACTATTCCCCCACTTCTATTTGTGTAGGTTATACCCCAATCAGCAAATTTTACTTTTCTATTAGTATCCCAAACTTGTGCTGAGACAGTATAACCAGTTAAATCTATTGCAGAACTTGTTGAGTCTTTAAATGTAAGTCGCAAATCAAAATCTGCTCTTTTTACTAAGTCAAAATTTTTACTTGCTGGAATAATTGCCATTTTATTTAATGTCTAAGGATACAACACATTGAATAACATTGTTTGATTTTATTATATAATCAATTCTATCAATAGCATTAGCCGCTGTAGATAAAGTTGGAGCAACTCCTCCTATAAATTTAAAAGCACTATTAAAACTTGCTGTTCTAGATCCTGTTCCGTCTTGCGTAATAAATATCGATCCACTCTGTCCTACTGCTTGATTACTAGGTGCAGCAAAGGTTCTATTACCACCCAAAGTAACAGAGTGATGACAGGCAGTAGCCATATCAATAGTAATTGTCGCGCCATCAGTTAATGCTGTAATGTTTGCTTCTGCACCGCCAGTAAGTTTTATTCCACCTGATTGTATTTCAAATTTTGTAACTCCTCCTAATTGCAACTGTAAATTACCTGTACCACTCTCATTGAATACAGAGTTTGAGCCAGAATGACTTATAACAAGATCATTTGAACTACCAAAAACTAGTTTAGCGTTATCTGCAAACTCAAGTGCATTATCAGATTTATCCCAAACAGCATTATAATTATCCCCTTGAAATGTAACATCAACTGTTGTTAATGTGCCTGTCATAGTTCCGCCAGCTTTTGGCAGTAAACCTAAATTAGCCTCATCGATATTTCCAATTTCTGTAAAACTTAAATTATCTGATTTTCTAACTTTTAAAATTTTTGTTGTTGTATTTAAAAAAGTCATGCCAGCAACACATTGACTTGTATTTAAGTCACTAGTCTCAGCACTTTGTCCTTGAAGGGCTTTTAAGCAAGCTTCTATATCAAGTCTTACAGTTTGACCAGCAGCATTATCAATAGTGAAATCTGTTACAGAAAGACTCATAGCATTCTAGTTTTTTCTATTTTACCCTCCTTTACCAAAACCAACAGCATTGTAGGTAAAATTCCTATCAATACTAGCATTACTTGAATTTTTAAAATGAACAGTAAATCCAGTTCCTGATACATTTGTAAGTTCAAAAAAATCACCTGTTGTCATGTTTTGTGGTGATATATTTACTGATGGTAAAAAATTGTTTAGATTACCAAGAGCAGACGTTCCAACAAAGAAAGGTGCTGCAAAAGTAACATTTTTTGCTGCACTACCAGAAGCGATAACACTAGATTGTTCAGTTCTTGAGGGAAGTGTTGCAACATATCCAAGTTGTTGTAAATTCATATTTTGCGCTGGATCTGTTGTTTCTAAAGTTGCTCTAAATTGAAAACCTCTTCCTCTAAAAGTAGCATTAGAAAAATCATTAAAAGAACCATAAGTTGGAGAACTACTTGGATTATCGGTGGTTGTTCTAACAGCTAATTTTGCATTTGCTTCATCGGCAACATCTCCATCCCATGTTGTCCAAGTATCTACAAACCCTGTTCTACTATCAAAAAGACTTGAGGGATAGTAACCAGCACCTTGAAAAACTCTTTTTAGAGTAAGAGAAAAAACAGACCCTAAATCTAACGTATCAACAAAATCATACGTTCCTGTTGCTTTAGTTGCTGGGCTTGTAATTGAATTATCAACAAGTTTTAAACCTCCAACAGAAGAATCATAAACAGTATTTGTTTTTGAACCATTATATGGTGTACTATCTGTATCTTCTCGATCAGTTTTTACTGTTATTGAATCTAATATTTCGGGTAAAGATATTGATACTTTCGCAGCGTTTGGACTGAATCTTAAACCATCATCTTGAAATTTTAATAAATAAGTTCCAGCAAGTGCAGGGCATATTGCCTCAGAAGAATTACCAGCAACAGCTTCAATAACGTCTTGAGCAGCTTGAAATGTTGCTTGGTTTCCTGTTCTATTTGTATGCCGTATATAAACCCGACCTCCGTGTAAAACATCCAAAGAAACTGCTTGTTTAAATTTTATTCTTACAAATGAATCGTTAATACTTTCGATACTGACGTTTTCTACATCTTCTGGCCTTGCTATTTTACCAGCCGCTGCATATGTAGTTGTTGTAGGACTAGGAGATAATTCTAATGCGGCGTTATAAGAATATACCTCAATAGTATAATTTCCTCGTTTACTATCCATTATCGTAAAATCGCTACTAAATACGACTTGTGAAATAAAATTAGTATCTTCAAATTTATAATTTACAAGATATTGAGTTACACCAGTTACAGGTTGCCAATCAACAATTAATTTACTTCTAGCTATATTATTTATAGCTACAATTTTTTCTTGTACTTTTAAGTTACTTGGTGCAACTGCTGGTGCATTAAGCAAAGATATTGTTCTAGTAGGTAAAGATATACCATTTTCAATAAAATCATATTTGCCTTCTATATATGTAATAGCTGTGATTTGATAATTTATCTGATCTTTTTCCTCAACCTGTATAACCCTAAACAATTGCGTTTGTAAGTCTGAGCTTGAAATTAAGTAAGGTGAGTTTACATTTGGAACAGAGCTAAAAGTAGATTGAGTTGTTCCATCGGGTTTGGTGACTTCGTCTACTGTAAATACAGCACCTACAATATTAGAAACAGAACCAGTTTCTACTGTTCCGTCAGATAAAATAACAGAGATAGTAACTGAATTATTTAAATTTGATAATGTAGTGCTACTTATAGAGTCGATAGTAATAGTCGTTGTTGTTGCAGCTACAATACGTCCTCCTCTTCTTGCCCCTGCCCTCACAGGATCATTAACTTCAATTACTGAACCCGGTCTTACAACAACTCCAGCATCAATAGATGTATTAAATGTTATCACTTCTGATTGTTGTTCCTCCGCAAACATCATTGCTCTGCCGAGCCTTGCAGCTTGATTACGAGAAGTACACGCAAATGCTTTAACTTTTTTGATTGCAGTACCAAGTTTTTGTCTTCTTAATACATCTGCCGCGCTATCACTATCCCCAACAACCTCAAAATCTATCTCCTTAGAATCCATATTAAAATAACTAACGGAAAAAATAGAATGCCTTTGTTTTAAACTGCTTCCTGAGTAACTAAATCCATCCTCGCTTACATTTGATAAATTAAATAAATAGCTTGCTGTCAAAGGTTTATCTTGGGAAATAGTTACACTTCCAGCAGACCAAATTGGCATACATCTCATTACACCAGCAAGGTCATTTATCGCGTCAAATGCTTCTTTTGGAGATTGAATATTAACATTGCAGCTAAATCTAGCTTCTTTTGTGCCTGTTCCTGTGCCATCATCAACTTCTTCATTAGCATATTTACTTGCAGCAACAAAGCTAAATAAATCTAAATTAGAATCTGTAATATGATCACCGAAACCATATCTACTATTTGTTAAAAGATCAAGTAAGCACATGGCCGGACAATTTGTATAAACAGCTTGCTGCATTGTTCCATTGAATATGTAGCCGTCTGGGTATTCAATTCTTCCTGTAGCATTATTTACAGTAGGAGTTCCAGAGTTTGATGCGCCAGCGCCGGGTATTCTTACTTTTATTCCTCTAATACGATATTTCCTTGTAGGTATACGATTAAATTGCTTACTATCTAAGCGTAATGCAACATATGCACTATTTGGATATGTTGATGCATTGTCTATAACTTCTTGAAAACTTGTAAATTGAAAAGAATTAACCCTTGCAGAATCTGTACTATCTGCTGTTACTCTAACCACTCTAATATCAACTGTTGTGTATCCACTCGTAAGTTGTATTCGGTGATCTCTAGCATATGCATCTGCCGTTCTACCAGAAACAGAGGCAACAACTTTATCTACGAAACCACCAGAATCATGTTGTAATTGTATTTTGTAATTAACAGTATCTCCTCTGATATCTCCATCATCTTCAGCAACTTGTATTTGAGGCCAAGTTAAAGTAACAATAACAGCATCAACATTAGTATTTGCGATTTGTCTAGTTACAGGTGCAGAGGTAGTGACTGTTACTGAAACAGCAGTAGGAGATCTAGTTTCTGCTGGAATACCACTCATTGCAGTTTGATTTGATGTTCCAAACTCTGACTTAAAAGTTACATCTTGAAAATTAAAATCACCATCAGCCGGACTTGCACTTGAAGCACTTGATTGCAATATCGGAGTGTCATCAAGAAAGACATCTTTTAAACTTGCATTTTGATATGCAGTAGTTCCTTTGGTTAAACCTTCTTTAGAAGCACTAGCAAATCCTTCAATTTCTCCTTCAGAAATTAAATCTTGAATAGTAGCAAAACTTCTACTATGTAAAGTATCAGGTGCGCGATACGGAGGTGGGGGTGGCTTTGGGCCTTTAGAACCTCTAATAATTTTAATTTCGTCTGTCATGCGTCCACCTGATTAGTGTCAATAGCAGCAGAGATCACCACCGAACCGGTGAATATTTCTCCATATACAATTGGAACAGGAGTTCCAGCCCGGCTAGTATTTTGCACCCCACTAAAGTTAAAAGATAATTTTGGATCTTCCTCACTCTCAAATTTTTGTGGTTCTGGAATTGGAAATAATAATTGACTTACACCTCCAAGAACAAGAGCAAAACCTACTTTTTTCGTAAAAGCAAATAATCCAGTATTTTTAGCAAAAGCTGAACCAAAAAAACCAGCACCCCCAGCAAATGCAAAACCTATTAGTACAGCACCTAATAAGATCTGACCTAGCCCACGACCAGCACCACTAATTACAGGGATGAAATGTATATCTTCTTGACCAATAGGGTATGCTAATTCAGACTCATTAATATAATAATTACCAACCTTTACTTGGTAATGTTTTGGATTCATATAAACTTCTAATTGTGGAAAATTATGTATTAAAAAACTTACAGCTTGTGAAACATTTGAAACTTGAACTTCAAACTCTTTATGTCCAATAAATTCTGCTAATTGTCCATATAATTTTACTTTACGGAGCATAACGATACCTCTTTCCTGTGCATTTCAATAACCATTCAGAATAAGACTCTCTACAAGATAGTCTATCGGTTAAATGATGAATTACATCTCCATCAAAAAATAATGCTACATGATTTAAAGTTGGATGCAAAATTGACATCAATAAAACATCGCCATTTTCTAACTTTTCATTTGGCTCAAGTTCTCTAAATCCTGTTGTCGTAGCACAAGTTTCAAATAATGGATTATGTAAAAAATCTTCAAGCGTAGTTGGCCTTTCCCAATCTTTTAGTTCTATATTCTTTTCTTCTTTGTACCAATCCCTAACTAACGCCCAACAGTCAGTAATACCCCATACCCATTGACGACCTAAAAGAGGTGCTTTGTAACCGCATGGTTCTAAATAACCCCATTTTTCAGTTTTTGGATTAACAATATGCCAAGGGAGATTACTTTTTTCGCAACTTACTTTATCTGCCTGACTAGGAATAGGTGGAGTTATAGGGTGACTATGTATAACTGCAATTATCTCACCAGTATTATCTGCCTTAACATAATCTTCTGGATCAATAATAAAGCATTGATGATCTGTCATTGCAAGATTACGACAAGGAAAGTATCTTTCTTTTCCTTTTACATTAAGTAATAAACCACAACATTCTTTAGGATCTTCTTGTTTAGCATGAAGTAAAGCTTTATCTTTCCAATTCATCCTACAAAAGTACCTATAGAAGGAAACTCAGCCCTTGTACATTGTCGTTTAGGACAAGTAATTCCAACTAAATCAAGCACAGAGGCTAGTTCAAATTCAATTATTTCTCTAGTTTCTGTTGCTTTACGATCTATAGAATATATTTCCTGT